CCGCACCCGCCGCACCTGCCATCCCGCAAACGTTGCCGGAGGCGCTGCGCCTTGCCGCCGACATCGAGGAGCAGCGGCTGGTATTGGCCGCCAAGATTGAGGCCGACGCGCCCAAAGTCGCCTTTGCCGAGCGCCATGTGAATGCCGACGGTGAATTCAGTATGCGCGATACCGCCAAGCAAATCAACGTCCCGGAACGCAAATTTATCAGCCTGCTGCTGGCAGACGGCTATGTGTACCGCTCACAAAGCACCAACAAACTTATCCCCTACGCCGCCACCATCAAGCGCGGCTACATGGATGTGCGTGCCGTCGTTATCACCCGCGCAGACGGCACCGAGAAGGCGTTGCAGCAAGCGGTGGTGTTGCCCAAAGGGTTGCAACATTTCCAAGTCAAGTACGGGGAGGTGGCGGCATGAGCTGGTCTTTTGGTGTGCCGGAGCGGGGCAGGTTTGTCGCGCTGTATGACGATGGCAGCGGCGCGGCACTGTTCGTCTGGGGTGACGACGGGCATTTGTTTGACGCCGGGGGCGATGACCACGGCGTGATGGATGGCGAGGATTTGGAGGATTGGCTATATGAGAAGAGTGGTCATTGGTGCTGGACAGCGTTGCCGGAGGGCTATGCCGTGGGTTTTGGGGTAACGACAGACACGGCGCGCGATACGCGCTGGCGCTTTGCGGAGATGCCCGCGTGTGGCGTGCGCTTTGTCGCGCTGCGCAAGGACGGGCGCGGGGCCGATGTGTTTTCCCGCACACGGTTGGGTTCGGTGTTGGATGCCGAGGGCAAATTATGCCTTCCCATGTGGGCGACCGATGCCGCGCTGGTGTCGTGGTTTGAAGATGCGGGGTTTGCTTTTTGGCTACCACTGCCGGACGGGATGCAGTTGTTTTTTGAGGGGCAGGTATGAGTTGGTTTCGTCATCTGCGCGCCGCTGGCCGTCCTATCGCCTACTACCCGCAGCTTGCCAAGCCGTTGGGCGGCGTCAATGCCGTGATTTTGTTCAGCCATTTCCTTTACTGGAACGAGCGCAGCGATTGCGCGCTGGGCGTGTACAAGTCGGCGGCGGAAATCGAAGACGAGACGGGGTTGTCGGTGCAGGAGCAACGCACGGCACGCAAGCGGCTGCGCGATTTGGGCGTCCTCATCGAAACGGAAAAACGCATCGAACACCGCATTTATTTCCGCCTGGATGAAGCAGCCTTCGATGCGCTAATGGATGCAACATTCGCGAACGAGAGTTGCAACATTCCCGAAATGCAAAATCAACATTCGGGAAGTGACGATTCAACATTCGCGGACGAAGGATTCAACACTCGCGGCGTCGCAATTCAACGTTCGTTTAAGGAACAAAAAACTACTTCAGAAAACTACCAGAAAACTACAGCAGAAATGGGGGTGTGCGCTGACGCGCCGCCCGTGCCCCCTGAACCTGAACCACCGAAACCGAAACGGCGGTCGAAGGCGGACGAGTTCGTCGCGTTCGTGGTCGCCCGTGGTGTTGAGGAGAAAACGGCGCGTAACTGGTGGGAATACCGTAACGGCAAAGCGATGTCGGATGAAGCGTGGGAACGACATTGCCAGCAGGCAGAGGCCGCTGGTGTCGATGTGCAGACAGCGGCGAAGTTCGCAGCAGGCAAAGGCTGGCAAGGGTTTTACGCCGCTAGCTATCTGCGGGAGGTCGCAGAAACAGCGCAGGCAATCCAAATGCGCGACGGCATGGCAGCGCAGCCGCAAGGCCGCACGTTTGACCAGCAGGGGCGCGAGGTTGTGCAGCCCGCTGGTATGCCGGGGATGCCGGACGGGTTTGGCGGACAGCCGCAACGGACGAGCAAGGTCGCGCAGGGCATCGCCGTCCTGGAAGAGATGAAGGAAAAAATCAGACGTGGAGAGATTTGAAATGAAAGCAGAAATGTCCGCCAGCGTGAAAGAGGAAATCATGCTTGGATTGCAAAAGTTGTTGGCGCTGCAACTGGAGCGGTCGCCTGCGCTGGAAACGCTGGCGAAAACCGGGCTGGTGTGGATGGAGGCTATTGGCCACAACCGTTGCTTGACCGACGAGGACGCGCCGCGTTTCCGCGAGGCGTTTGTGCTGCTGGCTGCGCGTTGTAAGAGCTGGCCTGCCCCTGCTGCGCTGTTTGAGGTGTTGCCTGACCGCCCACCACCGCCCGCTTTGCCGGAGCCGGAAATCAGTCCGGAGCAGCGTGCGAGCAATTTGGCGTTTTTGGATGATTTGCTGATGGGGATGCGGATGCCCAAGGCAGGCAAAGCATGACCGGGGCGATATTGCGCAGATTGCGCGAGGCGCACGGTATTTCGCGCAAAGAACTGGCGGTATATGGCGTAAGTATTTCCATGGTGTCGTCGCTGGAAAACAACGGGTTATCGCGTGCCAAGCCGGAGCATTGGGAGCGCAAGCGGGCGTCATGGCGCAACTATCTTGACGCCTTGCGGGATGCGAAAAAGGCGCAGATTGCCGCCAAAGCAGCCGCGTCAGCCGCGAACGCATCCGGGGTGCATCCGTTATCTTCCCGGAAAATTATCGCGCCGCAGAAAGCGATTGAGGCGGTTTCAGAAAAACCCGCGCCGGAAGCAATGCAGGTCGAGTACCTCGGTGTACGCGAGTGGGTCAAGGTGAGCGTCATCCACGGGCGGCAGTACGGCTTCGTTTGGCGCAATGGCGACTGGTATCGCAGTAGTTGGGTGGAGGCAAAGCTGTTGCAGCGCGCGGAAAAAACCTATGCGCGTAGCAGCAGCTCGGTTGAAGAGTTGCACTACGCGGGAGGGCGGCATGGTTAAGCCAGTGAGCGATGGCTACGACGGCCAGTTTTTGGATTGGGTGCTGACGCTGTGCCTGGCGCGGCATCTTAATCCCGGGATTATCCCGGATTTATGCCGCCAGTTTGAGCCGTTGTGCCAGCGGCGGAAAGACCGCCTCGCGTTGGTGATGATTCGTAAGCACAAGCACCCGGAGGCAAAGCTTGATGAGGTGTTTGTGTTTGTCGAAAAGCTGTTGCGGGTGTGCCCATGAAGCGGTCGTTTGTGCTGCGCGCGCAGGATGAGGTGTGGCGCAATCTGCTACGCGAGCTGGGCGAGCGGATTGCCGCGGGCAAGGCGGTTGCGGTTGAGGTGGACGACTACAAGACCAACCGCTCCAAGGCGCAAAACGCGGTTTTCCATATGTGGGCGAGCGACGTCGCCAACGCCACCGGCGAGGCCAAGCACGGCGGGCGCCTCAAGTTGCAGTATTTCGTGCCGGTGCTGTTGCGTGATGACGCGAAATGGGCGTGGGTGTGGCGGCAGACGGGGGCGCGACTGTCCTACGAGCAGCAGGTGGAGTTTCTCGGCGAGCCGAATGTGCTGGGCAGTACCAGCCGTTGCACGGTGGCGCAGTTTGCCGAGGCGTTGGACGGACTGTGGGCGGGCGAGGCGCATTTGGGGCTGCGCAACCCGCAGGATTTTGGGCTGGATTGGAGGGTCAAATGAAGAAGATGAAAGGGTTTGCTCTAGTGATGGCGCAGTTTGCGTTCGGGATGTCTGCGGCGAGCATGACTTTTGCGGCTGGGTTTGCAATGCACGCAAACGAAGAAAGGGTGAGGTTGTTTTTGGCGTTGTCTGTTTGCGACGCCTTGATAGGCGTGATAAGTGCTCTCGCCGCAGGGCTAATGGGGATTTGGAATGATTAAACGCACGCCTGCCGATGAGGCGTTTTCCCGTTGTGTGCGCGAGCGGTCGAATTATGTTTGCGAGCGCTGCGGCAAGGTCTATGAGCGCAGCAGTGTGGGGCTGCATTGTTCGCACCACTTCTCGCGCAGCAACCGCTGCATCCGCTGGTGCGGCGATAACGCGATGGCGCTGTGTTATGCCTGCCATGCCTGGTACGGCGGCAATCCGCTCGATTCCGGCGCGTGGTTGCGCTCGCAACTCGGCGACGGGGTGATCGGAATCCTGCGCGAGAAGATGGCGCGGCGGGTCAAGGTGACGAAAGCGGAGGAGGCGGAAATCGCCGCCCACTACCGCCGCGAGTTGGCGCGGATGCAGGCCTTGCGCAAGAAAGGTGTTAC